ATAGCTTACCTTTTCTCTTGTGGTGCCCTTATCGTCCGTTTCGTGCTTTACTACAGCTATCACACACTTGCCGACAAGATCGTCGCAGTATTCCGCAAGATCCTTGTATTCCTTGCCGTCAGTGAGCTTTGCGGCCTTGCCTACTGCCATAAGTCTGCCGAACGTATAACCGTTTACCGCAAGGTCTTCCTTTGTAGGTTCTTTAGCCTTCCATATCTGATAAAACAGGCAGGCGTTGCCGTATTTCTGCTCCGGAATATCATTCCTTATCGTCAGTCTGAAGCTCAGCGATGTACTGCCGCTCTTATATGTTTTCTCGTCTACGCTTGTGATTATCGTTTCATATCTGCCTTCGGGCTTGAGCGCACTCGTAGCCGCTGAATTGTTCTGTGAAAATGCCATATTATTTATCCTCCGTTATAAGTCTTATTGCGTCTTCTGTGCTTCTGCATATACCTGCAACAGCACCCGAACGACGCATTTTTTCAATAAAATTCTTCTGTTCGGGGCGAATACGTCCCGTTTTTGTCTTTACCTCTATGAATATTGCCTTTCCGTCCGACTGCCTTACGCCGAACAGGTCTGAAAATCCGACCGGTACGCCCGTGTCGAAATATCTGCCGTCAAATGTTCTGCCCTTGCCGACGTTAATGCGGAATATCACACAACCGTTCTCGGACAGCGCACGTCTGACAGCATTCTGAATACTGTGTTCTTCTGTCAATAGATAAAACCTCTCTTTCTTGCTTCGTAAAACGCCCAGCCCCTCTGATACCCTTTCTTCTTTGCGTATGCAAGCAGATCGGAATAGGACGAACAATCATCGGGACTGCTGAAATCCAGCCTGAAGCCCTCGATATGAATAAGCTCGGTGCTTTCGCTTGTTTCTATATCCCGGCTCTTTACCGGGAAAACATATCCGCAGTGAGGGCAGATACAGGGCTGACCGGGCGGCGGCGCTCCGAATGTATAGTAACATTCGGGACACTGTTTCACCTTTTCGGCATTCTCCGCAGCTTCTTTCTTTATGTTGCGCTTGCGCTTTTCAAGCGACCACAGGCGGTCATCATCGGGCATTCCGAAGCGTGCGTAATTGCCGACATGATCAAGAATTATCGCACGCTTGCCCGGTCGATAGCGCATACATCTCATTGACTGCTGAATGTACAGCGTAAGAGATTGAGTGGGACGGAGCAATATCGCACATTCGCAGTCGGGAACGTCAAAGCCCTCCGATATTAAATCGACATTGCAAAGTATCGTTATCCGTCCTGCTCTGAAATCCGAAATAATACGATTACGCTCTGCATCGGGAGTTGTACCGTCAATGTGTACGGCGTTTATGCCTGCTTCTCGGAACGCTTCGGCGGTAGCGAGCGAGTGCTTAACACTTGAGCAGTAGCAGACGGCTTTCTTACCGTCTGCAAGCTGTCTGTAGTATCCGATAACATCACCGAATACAGCCTTTTTGATCATTGCCTTTTCAACGTCCGCCGTAACAAACTCGCCCATTTTGATATGAAGCCCCGATAAGTCGGCTACGGACGGTGCATAGTAGTCATACGGTGCAAGACAGTTGTGATCAATAAGCCATTTGGTAGACGGCCCGATTATCAGCTTGTCGTTGACATCACCCAGACCGTCACCGTTCAGGCGGACAGGCGTTGCCGTTACCCCCACACGAAGCACATCGGGGAAAGCATCATAGATTTTCTTGTACGACAGCGCAAGGCTGTGGTGATTTTCGTCTGTAATGATAAGCGCAGGCTTTGACAGTTTTTTTATCCGTCGTGCTGCGGTCTGCACCATCATCACGTCACAGTAGTTCATATCAACGCCCCAGCGTATGAACGTCCTTATTATCTGCTGAACAAGCTCCTGCCTGTGTACAAGAAATAACACCTTTTTCCCGTTGAATGTAGTCCGCCGTGCTATCTCTGCTACTATCACCGACTTACCGCCGCCGCACCCGAGAACAATGCAGGGAGCGTGATAACCCTCACGCCACGCCTGCCTTGTCTGCTCGACAAGCTCACTCTGATACGGTCTTAGCGGCATTCTGCTTTTCGACCTCCTTCTTTGCACACGCTATGCACAGCTTTCTGCCGAATTTTGCAACCGAGCTTTCAACCATTTCCGCTACCGTATGCTTAGGTGTCGGCATAATGACGGCGCCGCATTCTTCACATCTGTCGGGCTCTGCACCCTCGCTGAGCCATGCGCCGAGCTGAGCACCTAAATCTTCGGTGATAACACCCGACCACTTATCGAGGAATGTTGTGTCTTTTGAAAGACTTGCGATATGCTCACGGTTTATCTGAAATGCTATGTCAAATTCATACTCGGTGTTATCACGCTGCACCGGCGCAAGTCCTATCTTGACAGGAACGGTCTTGCCCCTGTCGTTGATTTCCATAGCATAGCCCATCTTGGTACGCAGTGTAATGATTGTGTGGCAGTTGACCGACAGTATGGTATTGACAAGATTGTTCTGTATCTTTCCTGCCTCGTCCCATGCGGTATAATCGTTCTTTCCCTGACGCTGTGCTATCTGTGATTTGATGTCAAGCACTCCGCCCTCGTTATCCCATGCGTGTGAAAAGCTGTCCACTATTATTACGCCGTCCTCCCCGACCGCCTCAGCCGCCTGTCTGACGTACTCTATGTACTTTTCGGGCGAATACGGCGGTGTAAGCGGGGCGTAGAGAAATTCTCCCGTGCCGAGATCGTGACGATCGGCATAGAATCTGCCACGCTCGTGTTCTGTATCTATAAGGGCAACCTTGCCCCAGTTGCCTGTTATGCCCTTTGCGAGATAGAGCGACGAAAGCGTTTTACCGCTTCCCGACGGTCCCATGACCGCAATTCTCGCCTTTGATTTCTTTCTTGTTACGAGTGTAAATATATTGCTCATAGCTACCTCACTTTATCGTTATATACGGCTTTTTCTCAAGATGTACGGCAGGGAGCTTTTCTCCGCTGTCGAGCAGCTTCTTGACTTCTGACTTGCATATGGTCGGTTTGCTGTACTTTATCAGCGATTTGTTGAATGTTTCGGCATAGTCAATAAACTGCCGCTCATCGTCAATAACCACACTGTCACGTCCCTCTGAGAACGTTATTTTTGCTCTCGGCATATCGACCTTTTTCAGCCTCATTGCCTGCATATCCTGTAACAGACGCTTTTTCAGAAACTCCGCCTTTTTGCGCTTTGTCTTTGCTCTTGCCGTCTGTTCCTTAGCTTCAAGCTCGTGGCTGTCCGCCTCACGCTCAAGGGATTTTATGAAGCAGGCGACGTTTTCGGCCTTTTCGCCGAACTCACCCTCGATGCCTTCGAGAGTGTCAAACCACATCGTCAGCATATCGGCCTTGTATGCTTCAAGGTCAGCAATGACCTCGCCGTCATCGTCTATATACTCACCGTCAGCATTGGTGTCCGGTTCATAGTCATTTATAGCGTCAAACGCATCGAAAAGCTCGGCGAATCTGCCGGTTATATCATATAATGTACTGCTCATACGATTTCCTCCGTCATTTTTTCGAAAAACTGCTTTGCTTTGCTGACAAACAGATCGTGATTACTGTCTGCGGAATTATTGCCGATGAACTCGCATAACCGCTTCGCCGCATCAATAGCTGTTGCAAGGTACGCTTTAAATGTTTCCTTGCTGTCGGGTACGCTCACCGTAAGTTCTGACTGCTCACGCTTAGCGGCTTCAAGCTGACTGCGGAGCTCTTCAAGTTTCTTTTCATTCTCAGCTTTAAGGCTGTTCATTTGCTCCGTATGCTCACGGTTTAAGCGGATAGTATCCTGTAATGCGTCCTCCTGCACCTTGTCGATTTGCTCCTCGTATGTCTTGCAGATATTCTTAAAGGTGTCCTTGTCAACGGCACCGTCCGGAAGTGCCACTTCCACATCTATCGGACGGTTTTCAAGTTCCTTTATCTCGGCTTCGAGCGCCGCTATCTGCTGTGACAATGTGTTCTTTGCTTTTTCGAGTGATTTTGCCTGCTGAGCGGCGGCGGATGCTTCGGCTTCTGCGGCCGACTTATCGGCTACCGCCTTGTCCTTTTCCGCTCTTATCTGCCGTATCTGCTGTTCAAGCTCACGGACGGAGGTGTTCTTAAGGTCGGTTTTTTCGGTTATTTCTGTACGTTCTTCTTCAGAAAGGGAAGATAAAAGATAGAGCTTTTTCACTCCGATTTGTGTCCCCGGGGACACAAAATCAGACGGCAATTTCTCTATTACTTCTATATAACGATAAACCTGTCTGCGTTTGATTCCTGTTTCCTTTTCGCAGTAATCCTCGAATGTGTTATACCCCAGTTCCTTATAGAGCTTGCTGTCCCTCATTTCTTTAAAGCCCTTGCACATCTCATACAAGCTCTGCTGTGCTACCTGTGCCGCCGCTTTGATGTGGTAGTTAAGATTTACTGCCTTGACATAATCGTCTGTTACCGCCTTTTCTGTATCCGCAGGCGGTGTGCGAAGTCCGGGAATTATCATGCTGTTTTCCTCCTTTTATCGCTGAAAATCTTTTCAAGATACGCCATGTAATCTTTGATCAGCGTATCTACGTCCTCGCCCGGTGCTATGTTTCGTTTTCCTCTGACCTGTACGATTTTTCCGTCCGCTGAGACTTCCATTGTATAGTACGGCTTGTCCGGCTCGGATTTTTTACGGATGAACATTATACTCAGAGCGCCTTTTGCGTGCCTTTCGGCATATCCGCCGACGCAATGGCTTAAAGCTTTACCTTCGTAAGCTATATCCGACAGCTGCTTCGGTTGTACTATCATCAGATTTCCGTCAGAAAACTCAAGCTGTTTGCGTTCCTCAATATGCTTTGTAAACTCTGCTCTTACCGCTTTATCGTGCTGATACTCGATAGTTGCCGACAGTCTTTCGTGCATTGCCTCGAAATTATGCGGAAAGCATATCGCAGTATCTTTAGTGTTGTATCTGAGCTGTTTGCACTGGTCAAGGTAATCGCTGTAATCTCTTGTGTTTATTTGGTTATCGGCAAGGTATCTTGACATTCTTTGCGGTGTTGCGCCGGTTGCGTCTAAAAAGCGTTTCAGCGTTCCGTATTCATAGTCAAAGACTTTAGATATAAGTATCAGGTCTTCCGGTGTCACTTTTGGAAAATGCTCCTTATTTATCCTGTAAGCGCCGTATAAGTGTTCCTGCCCTTTGAGAGCTTTGAACTCGGATTTTGTAAGGCCGAGCATTTCAAGAAGATTATTACTTTTCCAGTTAATATAACTTGGCAATGTAAGTTTTGCCGTATTGCCCCAAAAGCCTGTATAATTTTTTTGAATCAGGTCATAACCTTGCTTCAGCAAATATTCGAGATTCGGATGCTTACAGTACAGGTCCAGATAGCACATCAGCAGATCTCCCGCATACTTATCGTACTGACTGTATCGCATATCCGACCGGCTTATCGCCTTTTCGTTGATGATTTTATACGAGTTGTTGAAGCTATACCCGTATGAAGCTGAGCAGAAGACCGGCTCACGAAACTCTGAGCGAATGTCCCACCGCTTACCGTCTTCGCTACCGTATCTTACTGCTCCGTCTTTTGCAAACACATAGCGCTGTCGCTCGACGATATAACCGTTAGAATATCTGTGATACCCTCTTGCGAACAATTCCGCACCACGTGTCAGAAATATTATGTAGTTTGCCGCTCCCTTGCCTTCCATTTTGCTCATCTGATCTGCTGTAGCGGCCGGAAAGCTGTGCATAAGAAGTTCCTTACGTTCTTTTTTCATATTACCGCACCTCAGAAGTCGAGCAGGCTGTCAAGGTCAAGCTGTAACTTGCCACTGTCTGCTTCTGTGGATGTTTTGCTGTTGCTGAATCCGTTATCACCGAGATCAAGCGTCATAGTGCATTTTATATCCGCACCGGGAAAGTAAAATGCTACTGCACGCTTGTATACTTCGAGATCTTCGAGGCTTGCACCTGCGCCCTTGACCGTTGCCTTGAGGCAGTCGGCAAAAGACTTGTCCGACTGCTCTATGGCCTGTTTAAACTCTGCATTCTGCTCGCAGAATTTGCAGATAGTCCTTAAAACAGCGTTTTTTACTTCTGTTTCATACTTGCCGAGCTTTGCGTCTTTCAGTTCGGCTGTAAGTTTTTCTTTTATATCCATTGACTTTTTCCTTTGCCAGTGTTATACTGGACTTGCATAAATATTTGTTTTTGCCGCCTTCGGGCGGTTATTTTTTATTCTTCTTCGATGTTCTCAACATCATATCCGCACTCCGGACAACACGGTAATGTTTCCCACGCAGGTGCGCCGTGACATTCTCCTCGATACTCAGTGTATTGTCCAAGCTCTGATGCTGAGCCTGTCCAGTCGCAACGCTCACATTTATACATCGTCTTCGTCCTCCTCACCCTCAGCGACAATTTTTAACTCATCTATGATACCGACAAGTGCCTGAGCAATTGCCATTACTTCTTCGTAAGTAGCAACCGTTGTGCTAACTTTAAACTTCATTTCTTCCCTCTCTCTTAATCCGTATCT